TTATACACACAATAAAAATTTCTGAAAACGAATTAAGAAAACAACAAGTAGGTGGTTTCTATAGAGACATAGAATTAAATCCTGCTCACATAAATGAATCTGCAACAGATAAAAAAGAAAGAGAACTAGATGGCACAAGAAAAGGTAAAGATGAAAAAATGTATTCTTTACTAGAGTGTCATGTAAATTTAGACATTGACGGATTTAATGACGTCACTGCTGAAGGCGAACCAACAGGAATAAAATTACCATACATAGTTACAATTGAAGAAGCTTCAAAAGAAGTTTTATCTATTAGAAGAAATTACGAAATTGGTGATCCTACAAAAAGTAAAATTAGTTACTTTGTTCATTTTAAATTTTTACCCGGTCTTGGCTTTTATGGCTTTGGATTAATTCACATGATTGGTGGATTATCTAGAACTGCAACATCAGCTTTAAGATCACTACTTGATGCAGGAACTTTATCTAACTTACCTGCTGGATTTAAAATGCGTGGTATAAAAATGAGAGATGAATCTCAATCTATTCAACCTGGAGAGTTTAGAGATGTAGATGCTCCTGGTGGAAATTTAAGAGATGCTTTCATGACTCTTCCTTTTAAAGAACCATCGCAAACATTATTAGCACTTATGGGTGTCGTGGTACAAGCAGGTCAAAGATTCGCTTCAATAGCAGATCTGCAAGTGGGTGATGGGAACCAGCAAGCAGCAGTAGGCACGACAGTGGCTATGCTGGAAAGAGGAAGCAGAACAATGTCTGCAATACACAAAAGATTGTATGCCTCTATGAAAAAAGAATTTAGTTTATTAGCAAGAGTTTTTAAGTTATATCTACCTCCAATCTACCCCTATGATGTCATCGGAGGACAGAGGCAAATCAAACAATTAGACTTTGATGATCGAGTAGATATATTGCCAGTTGCAGATCCAAACATTTTTTCCCAAACACAACGGATCTCCCTCGCACAGACAGAGATGCAACTGGCTGCCTCGAATCCAGCTATTCATAACCAATACGAAGTGTACAGAAACATGTATGAAGCGTTGGGTGTAAAAGATATTGATTTAATTTTAAAAAAACCACAGCCACCTACACCAAAAGATCCAGCGTTAGAACATATTGATGCGTTAGCAGGCAAACCTTTTCAAGCTTTTCCTGGTCAAGATCATCAAGCACATATCACAGCGCATTTAAACTTCTTACAAACAAATATGGTAAGAAATGCACCGATGGTTGGAGCTGCAATACAAAAAAATATACTTGAACACATTAGTTTAATGGCACAAGAACAGATAGAATTAGAATTTAGAGAAGAATTACCTAGATTAGCTATGATGATGCGACAAGCACAGATGAATCCACAGATGCAAAGAGAGGCAATGGCACTTCAACAACGTATTGAGGGTAGAAAAGCAGAGTTAATTGCTGAAATGACCGAAGAATACATGAAGGAAGAGACAAGAATTACTTCTAAATTTGGAAATGACCCTATTGCAATGCTTAGAGCAAGAGAATTAGACCTACAAGCACAAGAAAATGCTAGAAAACAACAAGAAGGTGAAGAAAGAATCAATCTTGACCGTATGAGAGCGATGATGAACAAAGAAACACAAGACGAAAAGCTCGATCAAAACGAAAAATTAGCAAATTTACGTGCTGATACGTCTATTGAGAAGACAATTTTAGCAAACGAATTAAAAAAGGAGTAATTTATGGCATGGTTTAGTTTAGCAAAGATCGCATTACAAGCTGGAAGCAAAATTTACAGCAATAGACAAAAAACTAAGATGGCAATGTCTGATGCACAGCTAATGCACGCAGAAAAAATGGCCCGAGGAGAAGAAGCTTACCAAGGTAAGCTACTTGAGGCTAGACAATCAGACTGGAAAGACGAATTTGTGTTGGTTATATTAACAATCCCAATATTAGTGCTCGCTTGGGCAGTTCTAAGCGACGATCCGGAGGCGATGGACAAGGTAAAATTGTTTTTTGACTATTTCTCTACTTTACCAAGTTGGTTTACCAACTTATGGATACTTGTAGTTGCGTCAATTTTTGGTATAAAGGGTACACAGATATTTAGAAAC